CTTCTATATATAAGTTACTAGAAAATAATGATTTTACTTTTAGCCCGGCTGAAGTTGTAACTTCAAGGTGTACGTTGGTTGAATTTATTACTGCCAAACCTATTGACGGTAAGACTACTAGAACCACTATATTAGAAGAGTATGAAAAACAGGACGATAGTGTACGTAAATTGGCGTATAAGATTTTAGTAGATCGATTTAATCAAAAATATACTAATTTAGGTGATAAAGAAAAATCATTATTGCGTGAATATATTAATAATGTTTCTAATTCCGATACTATGAAATCATATATTGATTCGGAATTGGTTAGATTGAAAGCTGATATTTCGAAGAAAAATAAAAAAATACAAGATTCTGCAACCAAAATAAAAATTACAGAAGTTATTAATATAATGGATGGTATTATTTCCAAAAAGAAATTTAACGAATCTACATTATTAACAATACTTCATATTTACAAATTGGAAAAAGAATTAAATAATATAACAAAGTAATGAAACATATATTAGTAGACTATATACCGTTTAGGATATCTAGGGAACAAATAAACGAATCATTGAAAGAAAATGATGGTCGTTTAATTGTTAAAGGAGTTTTGCAACGAGCCGAATCTAAGAATCAGAATGGTCGTATATATCCACGCACTATATTGGAACGTGAAATAAAAAAATATGCTTCCACTAATATAGCGCAGAAACGTGCATTAGGAGAGCTAGATCACCCTGATAGTTCAGTAGTGAATCTTAGTAATGTGTCGCATAATATATTAGAAGTACATTGGAATGGTAATGATGTTCAAGGTACTATTGAGGTATTGAACACTCCTGCAGGTAAAATTTTAAAAGAACTTTTCGAAGCTGGGATAACATTAGGTATTAGTTCACGAGGGTTGGGATCTGTTAAGCAATTGGATGAAAATTCAGTTGAAGTACAAGATGATTTTGAATTAGTAGCTTGGGACTTTGTATCAAATCCTAGCACTCACGGAGCTTTCATGGCGCCTGTAAATGAATCTGTTCAAGGTTCTAGAACCGTTGGCAAATACGATAAAATAAATAAAATAGTAACGGATATCTTAATATCACAAAATATAAAGTTCTAAGACTTAATGGAAATTCGTACTGAGGATAGCAAGACAGGAATTACTACGGGGTCAAAAGAAAAGGCTCTGAATATAGGATTACGTCATATAGATTCTAAGTATAGAAAAGATAGGCATGATAATATTAATACCGGCGGATGCGGAGCATTCGCTAAATTACTTTACTACGCTGTTAAAAAAGAATTCGGTATAGATCCAACGATAGCTGTTTTCATGAGGCATGAAGATGACCGCGATATCAATTTAGATATAATTCGTACCGATTATCATCCATGGGATCATATAGCTATAATGATTGGCCCTAACAGTAAATATGTTATTGATAGCACCGGAATACATACGGTTGACTTTGTCGAAAAAAAGATGAGGTTACCGATATTAAATACTGAAATGACTATCAAAACTTTGAGTAAATGGGTAAATACTGCTCATATGTGGAATCCTACATTTGATAGAAATGAAATTCCTAATATAGCTAAACAACTAGAAAATGTTATGAAACAACTAAAAGCAGCAGAGAAAATAGGTGAAAAGAGCAGTGAAATAAAGGAGATGACAAAATTAAAAGAAACGATCCGAAGTATAGTTCGCGAGACATTAGACGAAGCATATAAACCTTCGAAACCCGGTAAATGGGAAGAATCGATGTCAGTTACTGAACAACAAACTACATTAAATTTTGGTGATAATGAATTACAAGATATTGTAGATAAATTCGAAAAATTACCGGGGCTTAGTGATATTAAGATAAAAGCAAAGGGTGGTAGTATTAAAACATATAAATATGGTACCGGTTGGTTGTCTTTTATGTATGACAAACATGATCATGTACAGCTGGCGTATTTTCCGGACGAAGGAGTGCATGATTTTGTAAAGCACATGGAAGCTAAAGGATTTGGCCCGGATATATTCGGTACATTGATAAAGTTAGGTAAAAAAGAGTTATCCGGATATAATATAGTAGTGAAATTTGATAAAAAGGCAAACGAAGAATCGACAACAGGTGGAGTTCCTGGTTACCAAACCCCGAAAGCTTTTTCCAAAAAAGGACAAACATCTAACGCTGCGCAAGAAACTGCTAAGAAACAAGGATTTATGAAAGCACCGAAAACTAATAATTGGTTTAAACCTATGAATGAAGGTAAAACGGAAGTAAATACTAATACTAGATTGCAAGAGGTTGGGTATAAATATAAATCCAATATCAATTCTAAATGGACTACGGAGCGTGAAATTGAAAATGATTTAGTAGCATATATGGAAGAAGCATTTGATGCTAATGGACCAGAAGCTATTAAAGATATAGTAGAGTCTCTATATGCGGCAGTAAGATACGGTAATAAATTATTGAAACTAAAGTAAAATGAAACTTAAGTTAATTCATGAATCTAGTAAAACTGGGGCACTATCCGGTACCGAAGAGAAACAGTTTAATCAGGACATACGAGCCATACATAGGAGATATGATAGTATAAATTCAGGTGGCTGTGGTGCATTCGCTAAACTTTTATATTACACGATAAAGAAGTGGTTTGGAATTACTCCTGAGATTATTTTATTGAATTTCGCAACTGCAGATAAAGAGCAACCTATTAAAGATATAAATTCATATCCGACATTTAGAGAATTCAATGACAAATCAGGATGTTATGCGGTTCACGTTATGTTAAAGATGCCCGGTGATGATAAACATTTGATTGATAGTGAGGGCATACATACTAGAAAATGGGTAAATTCACAAATACCGGTAAAGAATTTTCTTGAAGGTATGAATATACAAACCTTAACTAAATGGGTGGAAGACAAGCATGGGTGGAATCCATGGTTCAGTCGGTATCAGATAGGAAATATAGGTATTGACTTGGAAAATGTAATGAATGACATTAAAAATAAAAATTTAGCAGAAAGTAGTATGAAATTTAAAGACTTACTTAACGAGATTACGTATAAAGAATATAAGAATGATACTTCTATATCATCAAAGCAAAAATTAAATATTGCGATAAAAGAATGTAATAGAGCTTTATTTGAAATTGAGAGGTACCTTAAACAAAATAAAAAATTAAGAGAAGAAGAAGGATTAGCGTTAGGAGATTATTGGAAATCAACGGGCCGTAAGCTAGTTAAAATGAGCGAGCGTTTACGTTTTTTACAGAAAGAAATTAAGAAATTCGGATTGAAGGATATCGTCAAAGAAATGGAAATTGATGAAATAGCAGCAGCAGACACGCCATTAACATTGGATATATTCAAAACTACTATATCAAAATATTTTAAAGATACAATAAATCCTTCCTTTTTAAGTGATGCGCAATACCAAAAATTGTTTAAGTTTATTATGAAGAAAGATCCTAGTTTAACTAGACAAAGCATTCTTCCTATCTTAAAGCAAGTAGGTAATGGTAAATATGAACCAGGGACTATCAAAAATGAAATCGAATCTTATTTTGGTGTATAATTATGGCACGTTTAACTAATGCACAATTAGCTGATAATTTTTTAAAATTGTTAAATTCCAAAGGAGGATTCTACGGAGTAGCAGAATGGGTGCAGAATTTATTGGATAATGGGTTTACGGAAGATGAAGCCCAAGAAGCATCCTGGAATGTGTATCGTAAACTGGGATCTATTAATAGAAATCATTTAAAACAATTTGCTCAAAAAGAATTAGATAAAGTGAAGAAACCAAAATCAGACAAACTAAGTGAGGTTTATTATAATAAAGAGTGGACAATAACTAATATCATTAAGTGGATTAAGGAATATGCTACTAATAAAAATTTGGAACTAAAAGCACTTGATAAAAAAACGGAACCAGATAGGTATGGTTCTAAACGTACTTTTTATTCCTTTTCACTAGGGAATAAAAAAGTAATAGTATATTCCGATCCTTCACCGGGAGCACCGAGATTAAATGAAATATATATTTTTCTAGGTGATGTAGATCCGGCAAATAAATGGAATCTGAAAAATTTTATAAAATTAACTAGTCAAGACAGTGATTCGTCAATAGTATTTAGAGAATTTGATAAGAAATTCGGTACTACTAATGAAGATCTTAATGAAGATGATAAACAAGTTAGAGACGCAGAAATAAAATCTTCACAGGAAGATATTAAAGCTAAAGAAGTAGCATTGAAAAATGCAAAAGAAAAATTAGCTAAATTAAAAGCATCTTCAATAGCTGAATTTAGTTTAGCGAAACATTATTCATCATTATTGGAAGCCGCGGAAGATAAACCGGAAGATAAACCAGAAGATGCACCTGCAGATGATGCACCAGAAGATGCTCCTGCGCAATCGGAGGAACCGAATGTTAAATTCAATATGGCCAAGGTAAAGAAGTATAATCAATATCCGGTCATAGATAATACCGGAATATTAATGGGGGCAACTAAAACAGGTGTATCGGTTAAAGTAGGCGATAACATAATTGTAGTAAATTACGAAGATATATTAGATTGATATGGCAATAAAACTAAAAAAATTATTAGAGAATCAACAATATTATGGATATCCGGAAATAGCTAATGCAGCCCGGGAGCTACTTAGTTTATTAAATTCTGCGGAATTCAAAAAACAGTTGTCTATATTATACGACGCTAGTTATGAAAATGATGAACATAAAGGTAAAATACAGGAATTCTTTTCGTCATTTGATGATAGTACAAAAATACTTAAAGATTTGGAATCAATAAATCAATAATAGGAAAATGAAACTAAGAAAATTAATAAAAGAAATATCATCATTTGATGACGTGTCCGTTGCACAGGATAAGGTTATGGCTACCTTGGAAATATTGCAAGATAAGAAGTTTAAAGATTTTATGAATAGAATGTCTTTAGTAGCTAATCACCTGCATGATTTGCATGATGAAAATCCTGATATTTTTGATAATAGAGGATTGGCTGTCAGCGTTGAGGATATGGTAAAAGCATATAAGGACATTCTTAAAAAGGTAGGCAATGCGTCCGGTAAATTATCTGAAGCTGAGGGGTCTTTATCCGCAGGATTAAGTAAAACTGTAAATAAACTAAAAGATTTATATTTAAAGAAACAGACTTTAGTAAAGGCATTTAAGAATTCGGATACATCCGCAGAAAAGAAAGATGATATAAAAAAGGCACTAATTGCTTTAGCTAAACAAATAAAGTCTCAAGAAGATATATTTGGTGGAAAGATAAAAGATGAGCCAATCGACGGGGACGACGAATAATAATTTTTACCGGGACCTACCAGGGGCTAAAATATAGTCCCTTTTTTTATCTTCAAAAATCCATTTTTCAATAATCATACATATTTATTATAAATACGTCATTTATACTCGCCCGAGTATTTTTATATGATGTAAGAAAGAAATTAATTCCATTATAGCTACTAATAGCTATAGTTCCACAAAACCAAATTAAAAAATTATGGACAAATTACTAAAAGAGGCTATTGCCGATGCTAAAACAGTTAAAGAAACTGCGTTAGCTAATGCCAAAATCGCTTTGGAAGAAGCGTTTGCTCCGAAGCTTCAATCAATGCTTTCTGCAAAGATTAATGAAGAAGAGGACGAACTAGAAGACGAAGACGAAGTTGAAGAAACTATTACCTTAGAAACTAAGGACGAAGAAGAAGCTGATGAAACTGAGGAAGTTGAAGAAGCAAAAGGAGATGATGATGATTCTGCTGAAGAAACCGAAGAGGAAGACGAAGTGGATGAAGATATCGATCTTAATGCTATTTTAGCTGAATTGGAAAAAGATTCAGAAGAAACTGAGGACGAAGTAGAAGAAGGAAAAACGGATGCCGAAGAATTGGACCTAGATGATGTAAAAGAAACTAAATCAGCAGCGGATTCAGATGATGAAGAAATTGATTTAGATGAACTTTTAGCTGAATTGGGTGATGATTCTGGTGTTAATGAAACAAAAGAAGAAGATGAAGAAGAAAAAGTTGATGAAATTAAGTCTTTGAAATCTGAATTGAGCGAATATCGCAACACAGTGATATTCTTGAAAAAGAAAATCAATGAAATCAATCTTTTGAATGCTAAATTATTGTATTCAAATAAATTGTTCAAGAATTATGCTTTAAATGAAAAGCAAAAAGTTAAGATTCTTGAGTCGTTGGATAGAACCAATTCAGTTAGAGAAGTAAAATTAGTTTATTCTACTTTGGCTGAATCATTTAATTCTGCTAAGGACACTGCAAAGAAGAAAATCACTGAAGCAATTGGTGGTGCATCAAAAGCAGTTGCCGGAACAAAGAAGCCAGTATTAGAATCAGGTAATGAACTTGCTGAAAGATTCCAACATTTGGCAAATATTAAAAAGAAATAATTAAACAAAACAATTAAAAACCTTAAACAAAATTATGGGAAAAACAATTAATGAATTGCTAAGTGAAAACACCGATTACTTAGTAATGCAAAATCAGACAAAGCCACTTATCGCTAAGTGGAAAAAATCGGGACTTTTGGAAGGCATCGACCAACCATTTGAGGTGTCAGCAATGGCCGTGATGTTGGAAAACCAAGCTAAGCGTCTTATCGCTGAAGCTACCAGCACTGGAACTACTGCTAACTCAGAAGCATGGTCAGGTGTAGCTCTTCCATTAGTACGTAGAATTTTCGGTGAGATTTCATCTAAAGATTTCGTTAGCGTTCAACCGATGAATATGCCATCAGGACTTGTGTTCTTCTTGGATTTCAAATATTCATCAACAAATGCTCAACCTGGATTTACTGCAGGTACATCACTATTCGGAGGTTCGAATACAGGTGGTGCTGCTAACTTCGGTAGAACAGACGTTGCTACAGGAGGTCTTTATGGTGCCGGACGTTTTGGATTTACTTCAAATGAAGTAAGTGCTTCAATCGTAATTGGTGCTACTTCATCAATAGCAGCCGCTGATGTAAACTATGATACTACATTTGATTCAGTAACTGGATCTTATCGTACTATTTTAGTTGCTACATCATCATTCTCTAGTTCAGACGCTGATGCAGTTCGTGCTTTCCAAGTTGCATCTGGAACTGGTACTATTAACGGATTCCTACCTCAGTTCACTAAATTGAGCGGTGGTAATTACCAGTTCGTTATTTCTGGTTCTGGTTTAGGATCTACTAGTACAGCTGTGTTTACGTGGTTGCGTACTAATACGCAAGACACTAGAGGTGATTTTGAAGATTTATATTCAAATGGTATTTATAACCAAAATAACTCTTCTATATCAACTCAAATTCCTCAAATTGATCTTCAAATGAGAAGTGAGGCTATCGTTGCTAAGACTAAAAAGTTAAAAGCACAATGGACTCCTGAAATGGCGCAAGACTTGAATGCGTACCATTCAATTGATGCTGAAGCTGAATTAACTTCATTGCTTTCAGAATATATTTCTATGGAAATAGATCTTGAAATCATTGATATGTTGATGGTTAATGCATTGACTGTTGATAGATGGTCAGTTGTAAACAACCAATATTGGGATGGTTCAGCATGGCAAGGTACTGGTGGTACAACTGGTTTAGGATTCTATAACCAGCAAGGTACTTGGTTTGCTACTTTAGGTCATAAAATGAAGAAAGTAAGTAACAAGATTCACCAATTGACTATGCGTGGCGGAGCTAATTTCGTTGTAGTATCTCCTGACGTTGCAACTATCATGGATTCAATTCCAGGATATGCTGCATCTGATAGAGGCGAAAAAATGAAATTCGCTATGGGTGTTCAGAAAGTAGGACAAATGAATTCACAATATGATGTTTATATCAACCCTTATATGTTGGAAAACACCGTATTGATGGGATTCAGAGGTTCTCAGTTCTTAGAAACAGGAGCTGTGTATGCACCTTATATTCCGTTGATGATGACACCACTTGTATATGATCCAGCAACATATACACCAAACAGAGGTGTGATGACTCGTTACGCTAAGAAAATGTTGCGTCCTGAGTTCTTCGGTAAAATCTATGTTAAAGGTATGGAAACTCTATAATTTTAATATTATTAATATAGTAGAAAAAGCTAGCAGAAATGCTAGCTTTTTTCTTTTTCTATATTTATGAATATAAAATAGTTCTATGGATACGGATCAAAAATTTAAAGACAAAAGAAAACCAAAAGGTGCAATAAATTTTAATATAAAGTTAAACCAAGAGCAGAAGGATGCAAAAGAAATAATATTACATAATCCTATAACAGTTTTAAAAGGTATGGCAGGTTCAGGTAAAACATTATTGGCCTGTCAAGTAGCATTAGATATGCTATTCAAACGAGAAATTGAAAAAATAGTAATTACGAGACCGACGGTAGCTCGAGAAGAAATTGGATTTTTACCGGGCAATCTAAAAGAAAAATTAGATCCGTGGTTAGCTCCCATATATTCCAATCTATATATGCTCTATAATAGAGAAAAGATTGATAAGCTATTAGATGAAGGTACTATTGAAGTATTGCCATTCGCGTTTATGCGTGGTAGAACTTTGGTTAATGCGTTTATTATAGTAGACGAAGCTCAGAACGTATCACATACACAAACTGAAATGATTATTAGTCGTTTAGGTATTAATAGTAAAATGGTGATTTGTGGTGATACGTCTCAAATTGATTTAAAAAATAAAAAGGAATCAGGCATGGCTTTTTTTACTACTTTGGACAAACAAGTTGAAGGATTTAAAGTGGTTACTCTTCATGAAAACCATAGACACCCAATCGTACCAAAAATACTAGAAGTATATAAAGAATACCAAGATTAATAATTAGAATAGTATTAATTAATTAATATATCATTTAATATCTAAGGTTATTCCGTAATAGTTAGGTTAATAGACGTGTTCTTTTAAAGCAGTTTTATTAGTTAAAAATAAAATGATAAATAAGGTTGGTTAATATTTATTAAAAAGAGTAAAAACACGTGCCATTATCTAGTTTAGAAGGAAGATATATACAAGAAACGTTTCAATACGTTACCCAGGTTACCGGATCAGCAAGTACTTCATGGTCATTTGCAGATGGATTAGGAAACCCCGTTGAAATAATTACATCACAAAATACTAGCTCAATGACAGTGGCTACTGCTAGTCACGCTTTGGGTGGAAATGGTGTATTTTCAGGATCTTTTTCAGGTAGTTATGCAGGATATGGTGGTGCTCTAACCGGAATTGTAGCCACTGCGGCCCCTGCAGGAGCTAATAAAACTATTCAATTTAATGACGCCGGTGCAACATCGGGAAGTAGTAATTTTACATTTGATAAAACTCTTAATCAAGTACAATTAACCGGATCAATTTCAGCATCATTAGGTGCTAATACGGTTGGATTTTATGGTACTTCATCATGGGCGGTAAGCGCTTCTAATACCGTTTCATCATCGTATGCTTTAACTGCATCATATGCAATGAATGGTGGAAGTGGGCCCGCCACACCGACAGATAGAATTGTATCGGGAAGTGTTACTGCATCAGTAAATATAGTCACTGAATCTATATTTAGAGTTGAGAGTAGTTCAATAGTATATCAAAACATAACTAATAAAGGCGGAGTAACTATCGGATTACGTACAACGGGATCTGGAATTTATTCTCATGCTGAGGGATACGGAACCATAGCAAACGGAACCGGATCTCACGCAGAAGGGTCGGGATCGATTGCTGGCGGTGCATTAGTCATAACACCTGCGTATAGTTACTATGTATCAACATCCTTAAATGATACGCCTATTATTATCGCTCAGGATACTTTTTATAATTTTAATAATGCGTATGTAGTAGGTACTACTAGTTCGGCTTGGTATACTGCATTTTATAATGGCTATAATGCCGGTTTGGCAGTTACCGTAACTGGTAGTACTGATCCATCAGAATATTATGTTATTGAAGATGTATTTGACGATACCTTAGGATCTGGATATTATTATTTAATAAATTCTACCGGGTTTACTACGAACAGTTTCACCGTTGCATATCCAGAACCGGGAACAGTTGCAACTGGATATTACGCATCGGCACAAGTGGATGTTCCTGAAAGTAGATCAATACAACCGATAAATAATACCGGGCAGTATTCTCATGCCGAAGGCGGGCTATCATACACCGCCGGACTATATTCTCACGCGGAAGGGTATTTTACATTTGCGTCAGGAACAGCATCGCATACGGAAGGCGATAATACATTAACCAAAGGAGTAGCTACACACGCAGAAGGATCCGGATCTATAGCTTCTGGTTCAGCATCTCACGCTGAGGGATTTAATACACGAGCTACTGGATCATATTCCCATGTGGAAGGTGAAGGATCAATAACCAAAGGAGAGTCATCTCATGCAGAAGGTTACTTTACCATTGCATCCGGATCTCACTCCCATGCAGAAGGATACCAAACCGTTTCGAAGGGAAGTTATTCCCATGCAGAAGGTACGACTACCATTGCCAGTGGTTCATATTCGCATGCTGAGGGTTATGGCACTATTGCTGCGGGAGACTATTCTCACGCAGAAGGAGTGGCCAACTATGCGTATTCTAGTACTAGCCATGTCGAAGGTGGTGGAAACTCAATTGATATTAATTCACATACAGCTCACGCAGAAGGAAGTGGAAATACTATTAGGACTGATGGTAGAAGAGCTCACGCTGAAGGAATGAACAATGTAGTTCAAAGTGAAGGCGCTCACGTTGAAGGTGCTAATAACTGGGTAGGAGCAACAGGAGGGTTTCCCACACATGGAGTATATGCCCACGCTGAAGGTTGGTTTACTAGTGCTTCTGGAATGGCATCTCATGCTGAGGGTAATGGATCTAAAGTTTTAGCATTTGCAGCTCATGCAGAAGGTTTATCTACATATAATATAGGTTACGGTGCTCACACAGAAGGAGCAATTAGTTCTGCATCAGGACAATATTCTCACGCTGAAGGGGTTAATACTAAAACTTTAGGTATAGGTTCAAATACCAAAGGTTTTTGGTCAATAGCATATGGAACAGCATCCATGGCATGGGGCGTAGGCGTAATAGCATCAGGAAGTTTTGCTACTGGTAGTGATATAACCGGATCAATTTCAGAAGTAACATCATCGGGTGTACCGCAAATTGCGATAGGTAAATGGAATTTACAAAATAATACATCATCCTTATTTGTAATTGGTAATGGTGGAGATCATAATAATAGAAGTGATTTAGCTAGGTTTGATAGCCAATCAATTACGTTTAATCAATTAGTTACCGGATCACAATTTTATGGTAACTTTTATGGTAATTTTTATGGAACGTCAAGTTATGTAGCAGGACCTTGGACTAGTGTACAATATAATGATTCCGGTTCATTGACAGGAAGTAGTAACTTTACATTTAATGAAGATACTAATTTAGTTCACATTATTTCCGGAGGCTTGCATGTAGAAGGGCCTGCCGCTGAACTACGAATGACATCGAACGGCAACGTTGCTCTAGAATATTATTCAAACCAAAATCAAAGGATTAGAATCAGTGCTGCGGTAGGATATATAAATCCAGTAAATTATGGATTATATACTGGGCCTTTTAGAATATTCGGGGATAGTACCAATATGTCATTAGAAAGTTCTAACACCGGAATATTTGTTAATGGTTATAATGCAACAGATATTCGAGTATCTGCATCCATTATGCAAGTTACTTCATCATTAATAGTATCCGGTGCTAATGCTACTGTAAGTTTTCCTACTCTAACAAATACATCACAACCCAATGTAGTTACATATGATTCAACTACAGGTAGAATATATTATACTGCTTCGTCTGCTTTATCGGCCGTCCCTAGTGCACAAGGACCTGAGGGAGCAATTCAATTTAATTCAGCAAGCGTAATTACTGGATCAAATAAATTAATATTTGATTATGCTAATACCACACCGGCGATTCAATTATCAGGTAGTATATACATTACTGGTTCTAGTCATAGATTATTTGGTACTTCATCTTGGAGTGATAACGCTGTAACTGCTAGCTATGTATTAAATGCGGTAAGTTCTAGCTATGCATCAACTGCATCGTATGTGGCTACTAGTAGTTGGGCTAACAATGTAGTAAGTGCATCATATTCACTTACTGCATCATATGCATCTAATGGTGGTGTGACACAATTATTAGCAGGATCTAATATTTCTTTAACACCAGCAAACGGTCTAGGAACGGTAACTATAACAGGTACTCCTATTAATGTTAGTTCAGGATCGAATGCTACTGCTTCATTTACGAGTCAATCTACTTGGGAATTTACGCATAATTTAGGTAATAGATTTGTAGTTATTCAAGCATTTGATTGGGAATATAACGAAATCATTCCTCAGAATATACAGCTTACTAGTGTTAGCTCTTCTGTAATAACTTTTCCGACATTGGAAAGCGGTTACGCAGTAGCGTCATTAGGTGGTGCTGGGTCAAGTTCATATGCAAATTATGCCGAATCTACTGCTTTGCCTGATTATATTATAATAAGTGCTTCATATAGTATAACTACGGCTAACTCGATTATAGAAGTAGTCGATCCATATATAACTAGTAGTTTACCTACCGCTGTAGGAAATCGAGGTAAATCATTTACTCTTATAAATGCGAGCACTGGAAGTGTACAATTAGCATCTGTTAGTGCGCAAAAAATAGGGAATGGAAATCCCGAAACAGCTACATATCAGACCGTATTTCAGGGAGATTCTATAACAGTAGTGAGTAATAATTCAAATTGGAGAATAATTTAATAATTATAAATATATAAAGATATGTCATTTTTTTCAGTAATAAGGGGTTTATTTGAGGGGCAACCTAAAGAATTTAAAGTTGATTCTAGCGGTAGTTTATATTCCGTAATGCAGGGAATCTCAGATTCAGGAAGAACTACTCCGTTTTCATCAACAGGCGAAGGGCATTTAGAGGTAGCAGTTCATGCGCCACGTTTACCATTTGGAGCCGTGCATACTGAAAATCTAACGCCTATATTTCAGACAGACGCAGTTTATGGTCTCAATACTGGGCAAGTCTTATATGGTTCATCATCATCAGGAACTGTAATAGCATCTGAAAGTATGTTTGTATGTTCAACAGGTACTACTATATATTCACAAGCATATCTACAAAGTAGAAAAAGATTGAGATACCGGCCTGGCCAGGGAGTAGTTCCTAAATTTACGGCAGTGTTTAGCCCTCCGTCTGCATCATCTTATCAGGTTGTAGGAGTCGGTCATGCAGAAGATGGGATTTATATAGGATATGTAGGAACTGACTTTGGTATATTACATTCATCTTATGGCGTGAGAGAGCAACAATTATTAACTATAACAACCCCTAGTGCAACAAATCAAAATGTTATAGTAACATTAAACGGTGTTACATCGAGTATATCTGTTACCAATGCTAATAATGCTAATAGAATGGCTTGGGAATTATCTCAAGGAATATATCCGGGATGGAAAGCAGAACCAACGGGGTCATCAGTGTTATTTATCGCCGATTCAGTAGGTGATAAAACATTATCATTTAATCTTTCAGGATCGGGAGGTGTAACCGGGTCATTTACTGAATTACTTACAGGTACTGCGGATACGCAGGTTTTCGTATCACAATCACAATGGAATGGTGATAATTTATTGGGAAGTGGTTCGAGTGGAGCAATATTAGATCCTCATAAAGGAAATGTATATAGAATGGGTATACAATATTTAGGTTTCGGCCCGATAACAGTTGAAGCTGAAATACTTCCCGAGGGCGGAAACAATCCTGATTTTGTTAATTTGCACACTTTTAATTTTCCTAATTCTAGAACAAAACCATCATTTAGTAATCCGTCATTTCCATTCTCAATGGCTGTTTATTCAGCCGGTTCAACGGGAAATCTTAGCGCAAAGGCAGGTTCCTTTTCCGGATTTGTTGAAGGTAAAAAATCGTTAAACGGTAATAGATTTACATATAGAAATACTGTGAGCAGTGTTAGTACAACTTTATATACGGAAATATTTACAATATATAATTCTAGAAGATTTGGAAATAGAGCAAACCAATCAGTTGTGAATTTATTGAGTATGGCGTATTCTTGTAAATTATCAACTAACGCGGCAGGTGAATTTTTCTTAATACGAAATGGGTCTTTAGTAGGAACGCCTGTATTTAATCAATATGATCCATGGTCTTGTACATTGTTTGACACGGGGTCAACATCAGTAACATTTGCAGATCAATCACAGGTAGTGTTTTCTCTTCCAGTAGGAGAAACTACTCAAGGTTTTCTTACTTTTTCAGATTTGGCTCCGATCGAATTACAGCCAGGCGAATGGTTATCAGTTGCTATGAAGTTAGCATCAGGAACGGCAACTTTTTCAAATGTTAGTTTAAATACTATAGAAGACCAATAATGAAAATATTCAACGCAAATATTATAGGAACTAACCAATTATCAGGAAGTTTAGGAACGAACTTAACACAGAGTTTCTTTACTGGTAGTTTATTTGGTACTGCTAGTTATGCAGCTACTTCTTCCTATATAGCGACGAGCTCATGGGCCTTAAATGCTATTACTGCAAGTTATGTTGCTACCTCATCTTGGGCACTAAACGCAGTAACAGCATCCCACGCTTTAACTGCTATTAGTGCGTCTTATGCTAGTACATCGAGTTATGTATTAAATGCTAATAGCGCTTCTTATGCAGCCACAGCTTCTAGTTCAGATATATTTAAAGTACGTGAATATATAGATTTTGTAACGCAATCAGTTGACCCTGCTTTATTACAAGGTAGATTATTCTATGATGGTACAGATCATGCGTTAGCATATTATAATAGTGCTAGTTTAGTTCATATAGGTCAAGAAAATGTAATTAGAGTTAGGAATAATACCGGTGTTGCGTTAAATAAAGGACAGGTAGTAAAAATCACAGGTGCCCAGGGTGACAGACCTTCAGTTTCATTGGCACAATCTACTATTAATTTTCAAAATGGATATGAAAATACCAATTTATTATTGGGAGTAGTATCCGAGACTATTTTAAATGGACAAGATGGGTTTGTAGTTACACAAGGAACTTTAACTGATTTAAGTATATTTCCAACGGCGCAATACACTGCGGGTGATCGATTATATGTTAGTAGTAGTGCGGGTGAAATTACTAATGTTCGCCCATTACCTCCATATGATAAGATGTTTATCGGTATTGTTACTGTTGCAAGTAATGGCGGTGCTGGCAAAATGATGGTTCGACCAATCGGCCCATTGCATTTCCATGATATATCTGAAGTATCCGCATCATCAAATGTAGCTTATGGTGATTTAATGATTTTTGATTCGTCGAGTCAGTATTGGGTATATTCTAAATTATTATCTGGTAGTTATTCATTATCTGGTAGTATAAATATATCTCAAGGAATTACCGGAAGTTTATTCGGTACTTCATCCTGGAGCAATAATACTGTCACTGCTTCTTATTCATTGACAGCATCATATTTGGATACACCGGTAGTATCAGCTTCATATGCGTCTACTTCGAGTTGGGCAATAAATGCTATTACGGCATCATATATAGCAACTAGTAGTTGGGCACTTAATGCTATTACTGCTTCATACGTAGCTACGAGCTCGTGGTCAACAAATGCAGTAACGGCATCTTATGTTGTATTAGCACAGACCGCTTCTTATGTTACTTTAGCACAAACGGCTTCTTATGTTGCTACTTCGAGTTGGTCTAATAACGCAATTACTGCATCTTACATAGCTACGGCGTCGTGGTCTAATAATAGTGTTACTTCTTCATATGCCGCAACCGCTTCTTATGTAAATGGGTCAATAATAAAAAATAATATAGTAGTAGGGGGTTCATTTTCCGGCAATCCTAAGAAAGCTACAGTAACATTTAGTACTGCATTTCCTAATACTAATTATACAATAACTATAACAGGCGAAGATGTTAGAACATGGACATATGAATCTAAATTAGCAGGTAGTTTTGTTATTAATTCTAATAGTAATACTGCACTCATAGGCACCGCCTCTTGGCAAGCTATGAGTTATGGAGAATTTAATGGATAAGATATTTATTAATATATGATATATTTTAATAATAGTGGTAGTTTTGATAATTTAGAAGTAACTAGTTCATTAATAGTTTCTTCAAGTGCGGTTGTCCGAATTGGAGGATCGGATTCTACTTTTACAGGTAGTTTTTCCGGATCTATTACCGGATTAATTGATAGCGCTAGCTATGCTATTCAAGCTAATACAGCTTCGTATGTTACTTTAGCACAATCAGCATCATATGTATTAAATGCAGTTAGTTCATCATATTCACAAAATTCAGCTACGGCATCATATATTGCTACGGCTTCTTGGGCTAATAATGCAGTCACTGCATCCCATGCTTTAACTGCATCGTTTTTATTGGGTAGCGTTACATCGGCATCATATGCAGTTACTTCAAGTCACGCAACTTCCGGAAATGGTATATTTTCAGGATCTTTCTCAGGTAGTTTTGTAGGAAATGGATCGGGGTTGACGGGTATAGTTGCGACAGCTGCGCCAGCTGGTCCAAATAAATCTATCCAATTTAACGATGCAGGTTCAACGTCAGGAAGTAGTAATTTCACTTTTAATAAAACTACTAATGAAGTATTCCTTACTGGCAGTATAAACACTGGCATTCTAAATACTATATTAGGATCGTATAGCCACGCTGAAGGAATTAACACATTTGCAAGTGGAAATTATAGTCATGCTGAGGGGTCAAGTTCAATAGCATCGGGATCAGCATCTCATGCTGAGGGTGTAATTGCATACGCATATGGTATAGGTGCTCACGCGGAAGGATATACTACATTTGCTATTGGTCATGGATCCCACGCAGAAGGCTATAATAACACAACAGGCGTTTTATTAGGAGGGATACCTGAGGTATATGTTTCTAGATCATTATATGAAGGTAATATAACAATCAATGGTAGTAACTATGTTGTAGTAACTAGTTCACTATGGTATGATTATTTTAATAATGGATATAATAATACTAATCCACCATCAATGTCCGTTACCGTTACGGGCAGTGCCGGGAATCCCGGAGATACAGAAACATATGTCATAACTAACGTAACAGATTTAGGTGGAGGAACATGGCAATTAGAAGGCGCCGGGGTTTCATTAAATACCGACTATACAATAGCATCAGCATCAGTATCAACTGAATTCAGTATTAATGGTAATCCGATAGCTGAATATACAGCATCGCAACATTTATATTCTAGTTCATTCGGTCAGTATAGTCATGCTGAAGGACAATATACGACCACCACAGGTGATTATAGTCATGCTGAAGGATATGGTACTAGTGCTTCCGGATCAAATTCTCATGCCGAAGGATTCGGTACTGCTGCGAATGGAAATTACTCGCATGCGGAAGGAAATACTACTAATGCGCAGGGGACGTATTCCCACGCAGAAGGATTAAATACCGGTGCGTTAGGAGCCAGTTCTCATGCAGAAGGACATTATACAGGAACCAACGCATTAGCACAAGGTGCACATTCGGAGGGATATGGTACTGCTGCGAATGGAAATTACTCGCATGCGGAAGGATATACTTCTGAAACCAATAATCAAGGTGCACACGCTGAAGGGTTTTATACAAATGCTAGTGGTTTATATTCACATACGGAGGGTGATAATACATCTGCTACGAATGATTATAGCCATGCAGAAGGATCCCAAACTATAGCCAATGGTTTAGCATCCCATGCAGAAGGACTAAAGACTAGGACTATTGGTCCATGGAGTCACACTATCGGTAGCGGATCCGTAGCATATGGAACTGCATCATTTTCTGCTGGGGCCGGCACCGTTGCAAGTGGTTCATTCCAAACTGTAGTCGGGCAATCAAATACACATGGTAATACATCGGCTGTATTTATAGTCGGTGGAGGAAATACAACGGGAACGGTTCGATCTGATGTAGCTTTATTTAATACAGAATCGGTAAAAATTAATGTTCCTATTTCCGGATCCGGTTATAGCGGATCTATATATACGGGTCTAGGATCTGCAAACTCTAATTACCCCATAATTTTAGGTGATTCAATAACTACAGGATTAAAAACATTTTTCCATGATTCCGCGTTTAAATTTAATCCTAGTACTAATACTTTAAGTTTAGATTCAGGAATAGCGGCTTTTGGTGTAGGTAGTTCAACGACTGCTGTACTTGTATCCGGGTCTTTAACAATAACCGGATCGTTTATTTCTAATGACGGGGCTCTTTTTGCCGGTGCTATAACCGCATCTATATTTTCCGGATCACAATTTACTGGATCATTATTTGGTACTTCATCATGGGCAGATAAATCTTCAATAGCATATAGCGGAACGGGTAGTTTCACAGGATCCTTTACCGGATCATTTAAAGGTGACGGATCTGGTTTAACCGGTGTGTCTGCAACGGCAGCTCCTGCAGGTACGAATAAAGCTATACAATTTAACGACTCCGGTACTGTAAGTGGTAGTAGTGATTTAACATTTGATAAAACCACCAAGTATTTATTTTTAACTGGGTCATTATTAGTAAATACTGCATCATTAACGGGAACTAATACGGAAACTGTTAATATAGATACTAATGCCAATGCTTCTTTTAATATAATGACTATTAAAAGTAATCATAACAATTACACGCAGATAAATCTTAAAAATTTATCAGCTGGTAATTCCGCTTCCGGAGATTTTGTGATTACTGCGAATAATGGTACTGAAACCGGTGGTTATACTAATATAGGTATGAACGGTTCCGGTTATATTAATAATGGTAACGGAGTTGGAACTGCAGGAGATGGGTATTTGTATACCACGGGCAGTAGATTAATGATAGGTAATGCAACGCCAGCTGGTCCTAATTCTAAAATTGAATTTTTTGTAGGTGGATTTAATTCAGCATCAATAAATACGCAATTATATATTAGTTCGAGTGGTACTGCTAGTTTCACCGGGGTGGTAGATGCAAGAATAGCATCTACCGCAGGAGTAGGTACTTCACCTACCGCAACACAAACCGACACCGTCAATCATGGTTTAGGTAGAGTACCTATGAAAATACGTATCTACGGAATGTCTCAGTTCACATCAAACGCGTCCGCAACACCGACTCCGTTCTCGATAGGAATATGGACATCAGCAAATGGTAACAGGTGTATAACGCAAACATACAACACAGCAGCAATAACAACGACTCAGAACGCAAACACGTCAACAACATACGCGGTGAACATTCAAACAGGTGCTAACTCTTTTGTTACGGGAGTGATACAAAACGTAACTTCTACGGGATTCGATATAGCATGGACTGAAACTGGAACGGCAGTCGCAAAGGTTTATATGTGGGAAGCTGAATAATATTATAATTTTTACATATATTTATAGTTAATAAATTAATATAATAAATGAACATCGCTATTTGGCCGGGATCATCATCATTTAGTGCGTATTCCGCATCTTATTATACTGGGTCTATAAGTATAGCACCTACGCCATTTGGTTTATATGATTCCGACACACAATTTAAATCGGATGCAGATAAAGTAGCTAATTGGGCAGCCAGAAGAATGGGGTATCCAATTATGGAGATTGAAATGCAGGATATTAATTTTTGGGCTTGTTTTGAAGAAGCTGTTACGGAATATTCTTCTCAAGTAAATCAATTTAATATAAGAGATCACTTATTATCTTTAAGGGGTTCTAGCACTTCTAATGATTTGACACAAAGAGTTATATCTAATAACTTGGGTTCTATAATAGATATTGCAGAAAATTACGGTACGGAAGCCGGTACCGGTGGTAAAATACCATATAAATCGGGAAGTATACAGGTTAATGCAAATCAGCAAGTTTATGATTTAGATACTTTATTTGCTGATGTGTATGAACAGAGTAGGTCAATAGAGATAAAGAAAATATTTCATGAAGGCCCTCCCGCAATAGTAAGATATTTTGACCCATTCGTTGGTACGGGCATGGGAACTCAAAATTTATTGGATTCATTCGGTTGGGGTAATTACTCGCCAGCAGTTAATTTTATTATGATGCCGATTTACGCAGATATATTAAGATTACAAGCTATTGAGTTAAATGATCAAATAAGAAAATCTGCTTATTCATTTGATATTACCGGAAATCATTTAAGAATATTTCCTATTCCTAGGGATTCATATAGATTATGGTTCCATTATATAGTAAAAGAAGATAGAAATAATCCATTATTATTAAATTCCGGTTCAATATCGGATTATTCTAATGCTACATATACTAATATTGATTATATTAATATTAATGATATAGGTAAACAATGGATATGGCAGTACACTTTAGCTTTATGTAAAGAATTGTTAGGTAATATACGAAACAAATATTCCACTATTCCTATCCCGGGTAGTGAAACTACTTTAAATGGTGCGGATTTAGTATCACAAGCTCAGCAAGAAAAAGAAAAATTAATTACGCTATTAAGAGAAAATTTAGAGCAATTATCTAGAAAAGCATTAATGGCTAATGAACAGGAAATAGCAACAAATTTACAAAACACTATGAAGGGAGTCCCTTTAAAAATTTATATTGGATAATTATGAAAAAATCAGAACTAAGAAAAGTAATCAGGTCTATAATAAAGGAAGTTATAGAAGAAAGAAAAAAGAAGATTCTTTCCGAATCTAAACTTAAAAAGGGAATAGACGAAGTTAACTTTAATGAAGAAACGCTACCGGATCAATTCGTAAAAGAAATGATTCGTTACGCAGATAAATTTACACCTAAATTATTAAAGCGTCATATATTGGAGTGCCACATGGCCGGGCATTTTAAAACACCTAATGATTTGATTAAAGAATTAAAAGAGTTTATACAAAAAGATAAGCATGAATTGTTTATGGAGTATGTAGACAATCTTTTAGTTAAATACCAATTTAAAAAACCTGAGGTTAAGAAAGACCAAAAGATGGAGAAAGTTAAGGTTAAAAAATTAAATGAAGGTAAGACCATATTAAAAGAATATTACCGTACCCCCAAAGAAAATGTTAAGGAACTATATAAAATGTTAAAGATCGCTATGTACTCGAAACAAGCGAAACGACTTATTAAGGATTTGGAAAAGCAAATTAAAACTAAATTACCAATTAACGATCCCACAGCGACATTGAACGTTCTTAAAACGGCTATGAAAAAAGATGAAGATTTTGAAGGAGATTTTGATCAAGCCATAGATGATATTTTAATGGGTGGTCGAGGAGAAATGGGAGATTCTAGATACTAATACCAATTCAAAAAACCTGAACCTAAAAAGGATCAGAAGATGGAAGAAATTAAGGTTAAGAAGAAAAAATAATGGCATTATTCGGTTCGTCAAGAGATATATCAATGTTTAGACATATCAATAAAGAATTGATAAATGATATCATACAAACCGAAATTGATTTTTTTAAATTAAATTTAGACGAAACAGAAGTAAATGTATATGGTGAAGCTCCATCTAAAAAATCATATTACTTACCTGTGAGATTGGCTTGCTTAATAACTAAAGAAGATATAATTAATACGACTGACGTTAATGGTGTGGATACCGATCAAAATATCACCTTTGGTTTCCTTAGAGATGGTACATTAAATGAAATAAATTTAGTGCCGGAAGTAGGTGATATCATTAATTGGGATGAAAGATATTTTGAAGTAACTAATGTGAATATAAACCAATATATTTTAGGAAAGAATGATTTAACAAATAAAACTGTCGGGTCGGAATTTGGATCTAATTGGAGTTATATTTGTAATACTATTTTAACTCGCCAGTCAAGTTTATTGATTGATAATATAAGATTCGGATCATGAAATTAAAACAATTATTAAAAGAATCAACTACAGACACATTTGTGATTAGGAGCTCGGATAAGAAACTTGTTAGAGCGAATGGTAATGTGAATCATTTATTTGCAGACAAAAAAATAGATTTAGCAATTGAAGTTTTCGCATCCGGTAATCATATAAGTCACGCTAAGCGTATACTAGATGTAATAACTAAAGCCGGGTTGGTAGATAAATATTTCACTATTAAAATATCAGTTAGGTGAAAGCAACTAAAAAATCTATATCGGAATATATTGGTAGTTTAACTAAATTTTTTTTAGAAAATAAGTTAACATTAAAACCATATCCTTCAGTTAAAATAGTAAAGGATTCTAAAAATGCAGAAAATCCTTTTGGCAAGACTGCATATTATGACCCTACTAATAAATCTATATCTTTATATACTGAGGGCCGACATTTAAAAGATGTGTTGAGATCGTATGCACATGAGCTTATACATCATCACCAAAACCTTAGTGGTACGTTAGGTACTCCTAGTACATCTAATGTAAATGAAGATAGTAGATTAAAAAAGATTGAAGCTGAAGCATATTTAAAAGGTAATTTATTATTCCGTTCATGGGAAGATAGTGTAAAAAATGGCTGAACAACCTAATAATCCTAAATCACAATTTGAGATTTCTACGGGTAAACCGAAGAAGGTAAATCGTGCACTAGAAGTTAGAAGGGATAATGATAATGTGAAGGATGAATCAATATCAATATTAGATATTGACTCAGCCGTAATTGAACATATCCGAAATAAAATAGTACCGGTAATAAACGTTAATGGTACTGCGTTCAATGTACCTGTAATATATGGAACACCTGAACGTTGGGCTTCTACACAAGAACAGGGATTTTTTAAGGATAAAGATGGTAAAATTCAAATACCATTAATTATGGTTAGAAAAACTGGTATGACTAGAAATAGAGAGTTATCTAGTAAAGTTGATGCTAATAATCCTAATATATATACTACCGTAACTAAGCAATGGTCAAAAAAGAATGCGTATACTCCATTTAATATATTGAATAAGAATTTTCCAATATTGGAACAATACAATGTAGTAGTACCGGATTTTATGACTATAAATTATGAAATGGTTATATGGACTGATTTCGTAGAACATATGAATAGATTAATTGAAGCTATAAATTATGCAGATGATTCATATTGGGGTGATCCGGAAAGATATAAATTTAGAGTTAGAATAGAAGACTTTAGTGATTTATCTGACTTGAATCAATCACAACAACGAATAATCAAAAGTTCATGTAATTTAACTTTGGCCGGATACATAGTACCGAATTCAATTAATAAACAAACTTCTAAACCTACAAAAGCTTTTACCAATGCTAGAATTAAATTCGGTACGGAAATTGATGGTACTAATGAAATTTCTTAAATTAATATTTATATAAAAGTGTTATTATGGACATAAAGTTTTCAGAACAAGAATTAGAAGAAATTAAACAAATCCAAGCCGAATATCAGACCTTAATATTTAATTTAGGGCAATTGGAAATTGAAAAACGTATTTTGGAATCAAAACAAAGAGAATTGGATTCTACATATCAATCACTAAATAATAGAGAACAAGCTCTTTTAGGTCAGTTTACTACTAAATATGGCCCCGGAACTTTGGATTTAACCACCGGTACTTTTACTAGTAATAAATAAGGTTTTGATAAAATTGTGGTATATTTATATTTAGATATTTAATATACATTTATTAACAATTTAAAACCTATTTATTAAAATGGCAGAAAAACTTATTTCTCCTGGGGTATTTACACAAGAAAACGATAATTCGTTCTTACCCTCAGGTACTGGAAATATAGGCGCTGCGTTCATTGGTACCACTACTAAAGGTCCTGCTTTTAGACCAACGGTAGTTACTTCTTATCAAGATTTTATTGATCAGTTCGGTGACCAAAATGCAAGTACTTATATTCCATACGCAGTAAAATCTTATTTAAAAAGTGCTAGCACGGCTACTATTATTCGTGTTATGGGCACTGAACCATGGAACCAAGCCGGAGCATTTACTCTAGTTGGACCAGGTAATAAACCATTAGCTACTTTGTTGCCTACATCAGGTAATGGCCAAGTATTAGCTTTTTCGGGTAGTACTAACACAACTAATGCGTTTACAATAACTAGTTCTTATGGATCATTAGCTTGTTCATTAAATCCTACTAGCGCGAATTATATTACTAAGTTGTTTAGTACATCACCATTCCCTGCAGGATCTGGATTAACAGCAAATTATTACTTGTATCGTTTGTTACCAAACGCAGCATCAGCATCGGCAGCTTTAGCGCAGGCTATCACAGGTAGTTCTCACACTATGAGTTTTTCCGGAGCAAATGCTTCATATGAAGATGCTAAAACCCCTTATATTACATCTCAAATTGCATCAGGGCAGACATTCAATCTATTTAAAGTAGGTAGAATATCTGATGGAACTGAGGGTAACTATGATGTTAAAGTAACTATCGAAGATATAAAAAGACCAGGTTCTGTTCCAGGAACTGACTATGGTACATTCAACCTTTTCGTTCGCAGAGTTGGTGGAATGTTAGATTCTCAAGATACAGATCAGCATCAGGAAGTATTGGAATCATTTGTTAATTTATCAATGAATCCATCTGATCCTAATTATATTCTTAAGAGAATTGGTGATACGTATTCATCTGTTGATAGCGATGGTAAAGTAACTTATACAGGAGATTTTCCTAATAAGAGTAAATACATTTATATTATACCAGTAGATGAATTTGAATCTATCCCTGCTAATTTATACCCTGCAGGATTTAGAACACCGATATTCACTATTCCTACCGGATCTAATTCAGCATATGTTGCGTCTTCGTATTCATATGTAACTCGTCAAGGTACTGCAGATACGTATGATAAGAGAGTTGATTTTGGATTTGATTTTTATGAAGATGATCAAATAACTTTATTATGGTCAATATGTGATTCTAATACTGGTGTTACTGCATCATTTGGTGGTGACTTTAACCTAGATAATATGTTCAGTCATGCTAGTTCATCAGGCGTTTATGGTACGGATGGTAATACATTTACCCCAGGTACATCATTGTCTGCATCAACTGCTCCTTCTGAAATGTTGAAGTTTGCTATTCCATTGCAAGGAGGTCATGATGGTATGCCATACAATAGAACTAAAAACGTAGGAACGGATATAACTACTACTAACGTATTTGGATTTGATTGTTCAGGGGCTAATTCATCTGGTTCATTACAATTTAAGAAAGCAGTAAATATCCTAACTAATGCTGACGAGTATAACATTAATGCAATGTTTATGCCTGGTATTATTAGTAAGTTGCATGAAACCGTAACTGACCGAGCTATTCAAGTTTGTGAAGGAAGAGGGGATGTATTTTATGTAATGGATTCAGTAGCGATAGCTGATAATATTTCAGTTGCAGTTAATGAAGTAAGTACATTTAATACTAACTATGCAGCTACTTATTTCCCTTGGGTTAAAATACAAGACACAGTAAGTAAGAAATTTGTTTGGGTTCCGCCTTCAACGGTAATTGCTGGTGTATTTGCTAAGAATGATACTAAGGCATATGAATGGTATGCACCTGCTGGTTTGAATCGTGGTGGTATTGAAGATGCTGTTAACGTTTATTATAAACTTAACCAAACTGATCGTGATCAATTATACATTAACCGTATTAATCCGATTGCTTCATTCCCTGGTAGTGGTATAGTAGCTTGGGGTCAAAAGACATTACAAACTAAGGCATCAGCTTTGGATAGAATTAATGTTAGAAGACTATTAATTGCTACTAAGAAGTATATTTCTTCTGCTACTAATTATTTAGTGTTTGAACAAAATACAAAAGCTACTAGAAACAAATTCTTAAATATGGTTACTCCTTATTTAGAAACTGTTAAACAGCAACAAGGTTTGTATGCATTCAAAGTTGTTATGGATGAAACCAATAACACTCCGGATATTATAGACAGAAATATAATGTACGGTCAAATATATTTACAGCCAACTAAGACTGCTGAATTTATCTTAATAGATTTCAATATCCAAAGTACCGGTGCTCAATTTTCCAACGCATAACAATCGGTAGTAACTTAAATTAACGGAAACTAAATCCTCTTATATTTATTAATATAGGGGGATTTTTTATGAAAATAATTTCAAAATGTTTGAATTGTGGTGAGGACCATAAATGGTATAATACTAAACAATTACAAAACAAGAAATTTTGTTCTGTGAAATGCAGGGGTGACTACCAAAAAAATTATAATAAAATTTATAATTCTGTACACAAAAATTGCAAATTCTGCAATAAACAATTTTTAGTATCTGATAG